AGTTGAGATTTATCAACTCCCAAACTATCAACTACTTGAGCAATTAATTGAAGTTTTTGTACACTATTTAATTTAGCATCTTTAATTTTTTCAATTGCCAATTTTAATCTTTGATTAACTGATGCGGGGATTATTGCTTTTGGTAATTCGGTTGCTACATCTTCATTGGTTTTTTTACTAGCTCTTAAATCGGCTAAATCATCACCTTCAATATCACCATCTTTATCCACATCTAATTTGTGTTGGTTACCCGTTAGGTCTTCGTTCTTTTCACCTTTATGATTCCATGCAGAATCTATCTTATTAAAAAAGTCTTTCTTCTCATCATCACTCATTTGTGATATTGATTTTCCAGCTTTTTCTAATGCTTTTTTAAAGAATTGTTGATATTCGGCTTCTTCAACCATTACTTCTTTTACTAATTCTTTTAATCTTTCTTTTGATATAGTTTCCTTATGCATAGGTAATCCTTTGTGTTTTGTAGATGCGAAATCTTTGGCATCTTTTTTTGTCATTGAATCTGCGGCTTTTTCAACTTCTTTAGATGGTGCATCCATGTCTCCTTTTTGTACTGCATGGACCATACCCATAAATCTTTGCTGTGCTTTTGATACTGCCGGCATATTATTATAATTTTCTTAATTTTAGAATACCAATTTACAAACTTTTCTATTTCAGAAAGTTGTTTATGTATATTTGAAACACCTCTACCAACTTTTGCTTTTGGTGAAGACATTTCTCTTTTTAATTCTAACCATCTATTTTCTGCTACAATCATCCCACTAATATCTGCTATTTCTGTATCATTAATATCTTTTGTAGAAGTTGGTTTTATAGGCAATCCTTCCTTTCTACTCGCAGGCACATCTCCTAAAGCGTAATCTTTTTCGGCTTCACTTACAATAGTACCACCCGTTACACTAGCTAATCTTTTGTTCTTTTTCTTTTCTGAACCAGGTTTTGTAAATGCAGCTGGAGTATTATAACCCGCTACATCTCCGGTTACTGTCATTTCATCCAAAGTTTTTTGAATGTTTCTCTCTCTAATGTACTTACGAATAGCTTCTTTTAATCTTGCTTCCATTATTTTACTTTAGATTTAAGTTCCTTAATTAGCTCATAAGAAAGCATAATAGATGAAACTTGAGAATCAGATACAGTCTTTCCTATTTTCATTTTTTCTAAAACGGAAATAGTTTCTGATAATTTAATTTGTGTAACTTTATCGGTTAATTTTGATTTAATACCATTTAATTCAGAAATTATTTTTGGTAATTCAATACCAACATAATCTTTAAATTTTGTTGTATTAGTAATGTTATTTATATACTCTTTCAACAAGTTCTTTTGAGAATTATTAAGATTTGTATATTTTTTGTTGAAAGTTTCTACTAGAATCTTATAGGTAAGTAAACGTAAATCTTTGTCTTGTTGTTTATAGGATTCAATCAACTTTTTATCTTCAGCTGGTTGAATTTGTTGAGCTGGCTTAGAAGTTATATTTTCAATTAGGGTAATTTTAGAATTAAAGATATCTTTAATATCATATCCTTCCGCTCTTTTAGATTCAAATACTTTATAAATTGATGCTAGTACTTTGTAGTTAGATATAGGCGACGATAGAAATTGTTCTATTTCAAATTTTGCTGAAATTTCTTTTATAAGGTTAAATTTTTCTTTAGAAAGTATTGATTGATTTAATTTTGAATGTGCATCACACACAGTCTCTACTAATCTATCTGCTTTTGTTTCTGAATTATACTTTTCTTTTAATAGTATATCATATAGACGTAATTCTTTGTTTAACTCCGTATTTGGAGCAAAGAATTCTGCCACGATTTTCTTTGCGTTTTCAGATTTATCTCCATTAAGAATTTCAAGAGTTATCTGTCTTACTAGAAGCTCAAATAACACTCCAGTATTCTTAAACTTGGAATGTTTAATTTTTTTCATTTACTTACCCTATATTTATTCTACCCTATAAACTAACACATATAAATATAAACAAATTTTTCTTTATTAAATTTTAGTTTCATCTAATAAGTTTTTTTCATCAAGCATATCCGATTTTTCATTTAAAACCTTCTTTTTTGATGAAATTCCATTTATATATTCTCGTGCAAGTTTTTTTGCGTTTATGTTTAATGTTCTATCCTCTCTTTTTCTCTCCTTATGGTTTTCATCATCACCTAATGGGTCTCTACCATACGGATGTTTATCTTTACCATAAGTGTTTCCTTCTCTTGGTCTTCCTACCCCCCTACTTAATTCAATTTCAGTTTTTAATTTACTGATTTCTTCTTCCACATTTTGTTGTTGTGGTGGGTTTGCTGGGTCTTGTCCTTGTTGTTCAATTGAATTCTGTCTAAAGCGGTCTTTTAGGTCTAATATTACTTTAGCTCTTTCAATATCAATTTCATCTTGAGATAATCCAAATATATTATGATAAGCCCAGTCAGATGATAACATATTAAGTGCTTTAACATCGGATGCCAATCTTACTTTTTCGGACCACAAATTAACCTTTTCTTGCTCATAGATTGTAGAAGCATTTGTCAAACTCAATTCAAAGTTTGTCATTTCAGAATCCTCAATACCATTTGCTGCTAAGTGAACTACTGCAATTTTTGCCAATTCACTAACAACTGTACGTTGAATTCTTTCAATAGTTCTTGCAAAACGAACATCTTCTGCTGCCAACGTAGCTTTACCATTTACGTTTTCATCATAAGATAGATAAGCTTTTGGAACTCTTAAAGCTGCAAATAATTTGTTTTTAAGGTAATCAATATCTTCAATTGCTGCATAATCTAAACCAGCTAAGTTATCAATAGTTGTACCACTATCACTACCACGAACTGGTAGGAAGAAATCTTCAGTAAGATTTTGGATATTGTATTTTAAGTTGTAATCACCAGTATTTTTATCAACAAATGGAGTTTTCTTCATTTTATTGATAATCTTCTGCATATAGTTATCCACTTCTTGCGGTGGAATGTTACCAATATCTATTTTGAATACTCTCTTTTCAGGTGCTCTCATAATACGATGGATTAACATCGCATCTTCCATAAGAGATAATTGTTTCCAAATTCTTCTTGCACCCTCAATCATTGACTTACCATAAGGAAGGAAGTTAGTATCTGATAACATTCGGAAGTGAGCCATTTCGTACTGCTCATATTCCTTCTTACCAAATCGGTCTAATTCAATTTTATACTTAACGTAATCAGGATTGTTAGGGTCAGTACCCTCTAATCTTTCTACGTTATAAGTTGAGTGTGGTGCTACGTTAATGATACCTTTACCAGGCATAATTTCTAATGCCACAAATGCATCACCATATTTTACCAAGTTTCTAATCCAAGGCCATAAGTTAAACTCCACATTCATTATATCGTAGAATAAGTTGTGAAGCATTTCTCTTACATTCTCATTCGTTGATTTAATTTGAAGAACATCACCATATTCGTTCTTCGTTGTGGATTCATCTGCATATATGTCTAATGCCGAACCAATGATTGGGTCCATATCCATAGCATCATAATCTCTAAAAAGTTCTCTACGAACTTGATGATACGCCATTGATTGTGCACCCTGATGTGTTTCATAAAAAGACCTTTGTAATTTTGTGTATCTATCTCGTAAATTTACAAAATTTGTACTAGATTGTCTATCTTCAACATCAATTACTCTACGTTTACCATCTTTATCAACGGTTACGATTGCATTAGTTGAAAATAGTTTTTTAAGTCTCCCAAAGAAACTTCTATCGTCTTGGAATTGTTCTGCCATAATCTATTTTACCATTTTCTACAAGACCAATATCTTGCTTTTGTTCTTGGACCAGGATTATCACAATTGTGTCTTGCTCTAAAATTAGCCCTTCTACCAGGATTATTTTTCTTAATCTTTACACCTTTCTGACCGAAGTTTACTTTTATTACCTTACCAGTCTTTGGGTTTTTTACATATACCTTAAATTTCTTAACATCACCTGCCATTGGTTTGCCCAACTTTACTTCTCTTCCTTGATATTCAGCTTCATAAACACATCCACAATTAGCTTCTTCCAAAGAACTTTGATAAGATTTAAGATAGTTTATAAAATCATCCATATCTTCTTGCTCTACATCAAGCTCATCGTAATCATCAATTGGGTTATCAGCCGGAGTATCACCTTTTGAATACGCCTTATCTATGTATTCATCTTCTTTAAGTATTTGCGATAATTTAATCATTTTATTCTCTTTTTGATTTTGACATATATCATAAATATCAATTATTACCAAAACACCTCATTTTTATAACCATTGCGATAAGTCTTCAAAATCATCTCCTATTCTCATTTTCCAAGGATTATCCATTCTATCAGTAGGACTATAAATTCCACTATATTGCTGATTAGAACTTATACCACCCAACGCTCTTTTTGTAAGGTCAATACCTTCCTGTCTTAAACGCAGCGCGGTATCCCTTACCCACAACCCAATACTGAATGCCATAGTAAGGTCATCGTTATATCCCTTCATTGCTTCTGCTCTACCATTCATAAAAATAAAAGTGAATAATTCATCAATTAAACGATTAGAACGAATAGTAACCGATTTTTCTCTGAAATATTCATCTAACTTTGATACGATTAATGGTCTTGTCTTTGAAGTGGTTGAAAATCCTGCTACCATACCTCTTTCATCAGCACGATATTTGTTTCTCATTTGATTTTCAACATCCACATACTTTAAATCCTTACTCATATAGAATAAGTTTTTATAATCTCTATCTATACATTGTTGGATACACGCCCAACCAATATTTGAATTTTCCACTACTAAAAGAGCATCATTATATTCGGTTGCCAAATTAACTAAAAAGTTTCCAAAATCTTTTGTATCAATTTTACCTTTATATTCAGCAACCTGAGTTGCATTCAATATATCTAAAACATGACACGCAGAATAATCTGCCCCATCACCTCTCGCAACGTCCGCTACAACCATATAAGAACCATTTGCGGCTGGATATTCCCATCTCCAAAGGTTTCCATCAAATCCAGTCTTTTCAATTGGGTCTTTACAATAAGTTTCTTTATAGAACATTAATAGTTCAGGCTCAATAACAGTATCACCAGAAGAAACGAAGTCACAATCGCACTCTTGTGCTGCTTTCTTTTGTCCTAGGATGCACTGTCCAATGTAAACGAATTGTATTGAAAGGATTAGTTCCTTCTTCTGCATCTAACCAAGTTTTGTGAAACCAGTTACCCACACCATTAGGAGTAGAAAGTGCAATACACGCACCACCTGTTGAAAGGGTAGATTGTGCTGATACCCATATTTCATCAATATCCTCAATGAACGCAGCCTCATCAAATATAAGTAAGGAAAGTGCTTCAGAACGTCCTGCATCAGGAGATGATGCAATTGCTTTGATTTGAGAACCATTATTTAATCTTAATGAAAGTTTGTTATCTTCCATTGAACCACCCTTTAACCAAGATGGAAGGAGGTCATGCATTACCCTTACTTTAGTTACCAAGTTTTTAGCAACCTCTTGTTTTGTTGCAATTACCAATATATTAAAATCGGAATTAAACAACATATTCCACAAAGAAAATCCAGCACAAAGAGTTGAGATACCTGTTTGACGTGATTTAAGAACAATATTAAAACGATTATCTTTAAATCCTGTTAATGTTTTTTCCTGAAATGGAAAAAGGTGAAAAGGTATCTTACCTCTCACCGGGTGCTGAATCATACAATATTTTTTCATAAAGTGTATAGGGTCAGTTGCACACTTTTTGTATTCTTCTGCTATAATCTCTTTTAAAGATTTTTTTTGTGTTATTCCTAAATTCTGAGTCATTAATCAGTTGGTGGTTTTACTAAATCGTAATTTTTATCTTTTAGTTTTTCCCATGCTTCATTTCTTTTTTGATAAGCTATTTTTAATTCTTCTTCAAAAGTATTAATATCCGCCTTAATCTCATTTCTCATTTCATCAGCATCTCTTTCCATTTTCCACTTTTCAATTTTACCGTCTTCATTTACAATTTCATATTCTTGTTTTACATCTTTAAGAGCTTGTTTAAATTGAGCTATTACTTCTTTACCATATGAAATCATATTTTGAAAGGTTCTAAAATCAGTATATTCCTTCCACAATGAATCTTGCTTAATTTGTAGTTCTTTTTTAGCTAAACATTTTGCACAATAACCGGTTTTACTAATTAATTTTTTATCTGCATTACTAATTTTTATAGTATTGCAATCACTAGCCGAACACGTATTTAATTTAGATAAATAATCTCTAACTTCGGACATTGTATCCGATAATTCATTAATTCTTACTTTTCCAAACTCTTTTTGTTCCCAAATTTTACCATCGGAATCGGTCCATTTCTCTCCTATTTCTTTTTTACGATTTTTTTCTGCTGATTTTTCCGCATCAGTAAAGGATATTTGTGTATTTTTTTCATACTCTCCTCCAGTTAAAACCATATTTGCCAACTTTCTACGCGTTGGATGCATGTATTTTTTTTGAAATTCCTTTGACATATTATTTATGATTATTCTAATAATAAGTATATCAAAATAAAAAAATTAAAATTAACGAGAATATTTAAAAATACCTAATATTTGATTGAGAGGTGCAAATGCACCTGTAAGTTTGTATGTATTTCCCCCATAAACGAATACAATACCTTCGTTTGGTACAATTTTATCAAATCCACCTAAAGCGTTTAAACGGCTTAGTTCTATTTT